ATTTTTTCCTGCCATAGTTTACCTCCTTTTTATGAATACTAAAAAAAACCAGGTTCTCCCTGGTCCTTTTTACTACTCGTAAAGAGTAGTATTTTTTATTGAGCTTCGTATACTGCAGTAAAGAATCCGTTGTATGCTGTTTGATTAGTTGTAGATTCTTCCATAAATATTTTGATATTTCCGTCTGTGATTCTTGCGCTAGCTGTGATATCTAGGCTGTCAGTTACTGGTTCCTTACTAGTTTCGATAGTTTGAGAAGCTGTACTAGGTCTATTAGCTGATACGTTATAAAACCAGAAGCGTCTTCCTTTGCTATCGCCTTCGATTTGGAATCCTAGAGCGAAGTCTTCGATAGGAGTATCTTTATTCTCTACGAATGCTCCGTTTGTGTCTGCTGTTTCTCCTAGAATTTGAGTTCTAAATTCGTCGTTAATTAGCGCTACTTCTAGAGAACCACTATAGCCGTTATTAGCTGCGCTAGAGAAATATTTTGTATTATCTGCGAAGAAGTCGGCGCTGTCGCCTTCTGCGTCTAGTGTTAAATTAACGGCTCCTGGTAATGCGAACGGAGTACCGTAAGTAATAGTAGGCTCTCCGTTTGTGCCTGTGCCTCTAGTGATTTTTGCTATATGGACGTTAGATAGTCCGAATTTTACTTTGTTAGCCATTTTTTTACCTCCTTATATTTCATAAAAATTATGGTATATTCTTTCGTCGTCGTCCCATACTTCTGACTCTACGTCGTACGGGATTCCGTTATTAGTCAGTAGTTCCTCGATTTGCTCTTCTAGTCCTGGATCTTTTATCTCCGTTACTAGTTCTATCTCGTAGTTATAGGGTTTATAGTACGTTATTCCGTCCGCTTTAAAAGTATCCGGAGCTATAGCTCTATATACTATAAATGGAGGGTTTACGTTTTTATTAGTTGTAAAATGGTCGTAGGCTATAGGTATATCTAGACTCTGTAATAGTGGGAAAAGGTTATCATATTTCATATTATGAGCCTCCGTTCTGGATTATTTTCTCGACTTCCGTCTCGTATTCTTTAATACTAGACTCTTCTACTCTTTGGATATGTCCGGCGCTTCTAGGAGTTACGCTCCCGCCGCCTCGTTTCGCGTGTGTACGTTCTAGTAGCATAGTTAGTCCCGGATTCGTGTTATAGACTATACACTCTATCTGGTTTCTAGATTTTGTAGTATTTACTCTCCAGCCTCTAGCATATTTCCCGGTCCTCTTTGGACTTGTAGCTTTTAGTTCTGCTTGCGCTTTTTTTGCTACTTCCTGAGCTTCTGCTTCTATTGCTTCGCTTATATCTCTCGAATAGTCGTTTAGTATCTTATTTATGTCTAGTATATTATCCATTTTAGTTAATTCCTATTTTCTTAGCGCATACTAGTACGATATCGAATTTACTCTTTGGATCTATTGTCCTGATTACGTAGTATCGTACGTTATTCCACTCTACTTCTTGCTCCCCGTGATAGTTTAGTCTTTTTATGACAAACTCTACGCTAGGAGTCACTCCTACTTCTACGGCTGAATAAAACTCGTTAGTTTTTACGCTTTGAGCTTTAGCGTAGCTTAGAGTACTAGTCTCCGAAGCCGCTATCTCGTTACCTATATCGTCAAATCTCGATACTCTATTTATTAGATAGATTTTTTCTTGATATGGCATTATAGATCTTCTTCCATGTACTCTGACGTATGTCTTAGTACGTCCTTTTGTAGGCTGTAGGAATTGGCGTATAGTTCCGCGTTAGGTTGGTCTAGAAAAGACAGCGTATATGTTATTATAGCTGTCTTTACTAGGCTATCTGGATTACTGACTTTTGTATCGACTATGCCGATACTTTTTAGGTCTAATTCTGCGGCTTCTATCCATGTATTTATCATCGTATCGAAGTCGTTATGATTTATACCCTGTATTTTTTTTATCTCTTCTAGCATAGTCTATCCCCTCTCTCTCTTATGCTTGAGTAGGTTTAGCGATTTGAACGAATGCTTTGTCTGCTACTACTTCAGCAGCTGCGTATCTACGTCCTAAGATACGAACTAGGTCTTGAGTCATTAGAGTCTTATCGTCGTATTTTAATACTACGTCTCTACCTTTAGGGAAGTTTACTAAAGCTCCGATATCGAAGTCTCCTACGATTGCGTATACTGCTCCTGTGCTAGCTGTGTCGTATGCTGGTAGTGTATTATTAAATACTACTCTTAATCCTTCGAATGGATCTACTGCGTAGCTAGCGTTATATTGAGCGGCTTTGAAATTAGCGTATGTCTTTCTATTCATTACGATTGTAGGTCTAGTAGCTTCGTCGCTTAAGTTAGCAGTAGCGTTTGCTATAGTTGCTAAGCCTGGAGCTTCTGTAATTTTGTTAGCGCTTGGAGTATCGTAGATTCCGTCCGCGTTAGCTTGTAAGCTGTTAGGTAATGCTGCGATTTTTCCTACTAAAATATTAGCTAATTTCTTAGCGATTTTACTAGTTATCTCGTCGTATACGTAGTTAAGGAATGCTTCGCCTCTCATATCGATAGCTTCGTCTGATACTGATATCCATTTTTTGATATTTTTAGGTACCATAGTTACTATACCTAAGATAACCTCTTCTTCGTTTACTTCTCCGCTTCCTTCTTCGTGTACTACTGCGTCGCCTGCTGATACTTCGAATTGAACTTTAAAGTTTCCTGGAGCTTCTACTTCTCGTACTAAAGACATTAGGTCTTCTCTTTCCCAAGCTGTACGGATTACGTCGTCTACTAATTCAGGTACTACTAATACGCCGTTTTCTGGAGCGTTAGTAGTTAATAAAGCTCTAGATTCTGCGTCTACTTCGTATCCTGGAATTAGTTGTCCTTTTAAATGTTCTGCGTATGCGTTTACGTATTCTTTAGAATTTCTAAATTCTTTTAATTTTTCGTCGTTCATTTTCTTTTCCTCCTTAACGATTTCTTTTACTTGATAGTTTTTAGTCTCTATCTCTTTAGATTCTTCTTTGAATTTCTTTTCTTCTTCGATTTGTTTTACTTCTTCGTTTAGCGTTTCCACTTCTTTGTCTAATTCTTCTACTTTTTCGATATCCTCAGTAGCTTGGACTTCTTCGCGGATTTCTGCCTTACGGTTTTCGATTTCTTCTAGTCTAGTCATGTTACTGGACCTCCTTTATTATTTGCTATCTTTAAAGCGTAGCTGCTTATTATTCCCGTCCGGGATTTATTAAAAACTACTATTTTCTATCCAGAAAAAAACCGACTCCTATCCAGGCTCCGGTCGTTTGTAGTATTAACCTAGTTTAGCTAGTAATTTATTTTTAGCTTCGTCTAGTTCTTTTTTTGCTTCGTGTTCTTTACGTAGCTCTTCTCGTCTAGCTAGGAACTCGTCGCTTTCGCCTCTCGCGTATACTGAAGTACTGTCGTAGAAAGGAATATCTACTACGGATACGTCGTATAGTCTGTCTATATCTGTTATAGTTCTAGTATCTGTATCGTAGTCGTACTCGTCTTCTCTTACTGTAAACGCGAAGCTCATCTTATCTATTAGTCCGGCTTTTATGGATTTATAGATATCTTTGTTAGATTGTGTATCTATTAGCTCGGCCTTTATAAACAATCCCTTCTCGTCCTTTTTTAGTTCTAGCGATTTGTTTCTAGTTCTAGCCATTATTAGGTGGCTGTCTTCGTGATTGTATTTTAGAGGTACGTCGCTCATATCTGTATTATCTAGAGCCCCTGGGCTGATAACCTCAGTGTAGCCGTGTGTAGCTGGGCTGTTAAATGTTATAGCGTATCCTTCGACAATCATTTTTTCTTCTTCGTTTTCTGGTGTTCTTAGTTCTACGTTTAATATTCTAGTTTCCTTCTTCATTACTTTCCCCTCCTTCTGGTTCTGTTATTTCGTTTTCGTCTAAGACGCTGTGATTCTGATCTATTAGTATTACGTCTCCGCCTTCTCTTGGCGCTAGATTAAATACTTCTCTTAGTTCGTTCATAGTCATTATATTTGTAGCTTTACTTAGTAGCTCTATTTTAGTCTTATTACTTGCGTACTGTAGTCTATTACTTTCGAAGATGATTTCGTTACCGAAGCTCTTCTCTGTTGGAGTAAATAGCTTGTTAGTAAATTCTAGGCTCATCTGTAGGCCTATAGGTTCTAGTACTGACTCGTAGAAAGCATTCCACTCGTCTTCGTTATATTTACTCTGGATTATGTTCTCATTTACTCCGAAGTACGCTAGTATCTTATCGTCGAATATCTTTATTTGACTCTCGCTAGCTGTAGTAGGTTCTATCTTTACTGGAGTAAATGTCGTAGTAGCGTCTAGTCCGCCTATGCCTGTCCCGTCGTCTTTATCTACGAAGTCGCGTACGAATTGATCTCTCATTTTCTTTACGTCTTCTGGTTTTAGCATAGATTTTGTAGATTGTACTACTCCTTTTATCCTTTGAGTAGTTTTGATAGCGTTTACTATTCCCTCGTCTATAATATGCTTTATTGATAGAGTTTTTACTATTGGTATAGTACTTCCTCCGAATAGTCCGTCCTTACTACTAAATCTAGTTAGGTGTATACATTGGTCGTATGCTACGTATCTCTCTTTACTCCTGCCGAATTTAAACTTGATATATAGATTCCCGTTATATTCATATAGCTTTCCCTCTGAGAACTCTAGCGGATATAGTCCCGTTACTTTTAGATTCTCGTCTCTTTGGATATATATAAAGCTATCGTTGTATAGTTCTAGATTTGATATAACTTGATAGTAGAATTTATACGCGTCCTGGACTTCGTTAGGTTGCTTAGCTAGGAGCTTATATAGGTCTCCTTTTAAATTCTCCATTTTACCTGAGAAGTTTCGTATGTGTCTCGGGTGCATTTTAGCGCCGTTACGCGCTATAGCGTCTACGCAGGCTCTTATATCTATGTCGTTATGATAATCGCCTTTATATGGCGTAAATACTGCCTTACTGTCGTCTAGGATTCGTACTTCTGTAGCGTTAGGGATATAGTTGGGCTTATCTGTACCAAATATCCTACTGAATAGACTTCTTTTTTCCATTATTTAACCTCCTCGTTTATATAGCTTAGGTATTCCTGCTGTTTATTTATATATATTACGTATGCGTCCATTAGGCTTGCCGCTCCGTCTATTCTTTGACGTGCTTTTTCCTTTGATAGCATGATATTCTCGTTATCGTCTACTTTTACTACGACGTTAGATAGATTCCACTTTAAGATTGGATTATTGTTATAGTTTATTTTTTTGTCCATTAGATCCGCCTTCATTTGTTTTAGCGGCGCGCTCTCTGTTTTGTATCCCTGTCGGACTTCTACCATATCGAAGCCCTCCTGGATCATTTCGTCGCACCAGAATTGGGCGTTCCAAGAGTCGTATCCAACCCATAGCGGCCTTAGGTCGTTCTCTCTGACTTCCTCTAGGAACCACTTTGTTACATCGTGATAGTCTATTTTACTGTCGCCTGATAATCTTAGTAGTCCCGCTTTTAGCCACTTGTCGTATGGAATTTTATCTTCCGTAACTTTTTTCTCTAGGAAGTTAGTCGGGATAAAGTACATCTGTTTTACCCTGATTTTTCCCTTTACTACTCCTAGTATCGTAGCTGCGCATAAATCTGTAGTACTCGAAAGGTCTACGCCTCCGATTACGTAGCTATCTTTCCAATCTGTATATACTTCCTCGTTATTTAGATCCTCGAAAGTTAGCCAAGCGTTTATGCTGTTCTGTCTTATATTGAAATCCTTACATAGTAGATTTACTAGCTCTATAGGATTAGCTTTCGCTCTTTCTACTTTTTCTCTTAGCGATTTTATAGACTTTATAACTCCTAGTGCTGGATTAGCTTTAAACCAGGCCTCCTCGTTAGTCCATTCTTTTTCGCTATCTAATTCGTATATGATAGGTAGTAGGCTCTCGTCTTCTATACTCCCGTCTATTACCTGGGACGCGTAGTCGTATTCTATATCGAAGACGTTTTGTCTTATAGTACCCATAGTACTGGTCTCTATTAGTAGCGGCTGTCTTCTGGCGCTCATACTGTCGTACATTACGTCTAGGAGGTTTTTATCTCTCCAAGCGTGGACCTCGTCGGCTATTACTAGGCTACTGTTTAGTCCGTCTAAGCTGTTACTGTCGCTCGCTAGCGCTCTAAATATAGAGTCGTTATGGTCGTAGTATATTCCGCCTACTAGGCACCTGATTTGACTATTTAGCTCTGGGGATTTCCTTATCATTTTTTTAGATTCTTCCCAGACTATTTTACTCTGGTCCTTTTTAGTAGCTACGGAGTATATCTCCGCTCCGCCTTCTCCGTCCCTGGTTAGCATATATACTGCTAGTCCGCTGTCTAGTACGCTCTTACCGTTTTTACGCGCTACGAAGAATATAACCTTCTTATACTTGCGGATTCCTCTCTCGTCTACGAATCCGTAGGCTGCTTCAATCATTGCCTTCTGGAATAGTAGTAGCTTTAGAGGTTTTCCGTTCCATTGTCCTTTACTTTGACGACAAAGACGCTCGATAAAATTAATCGGAGCGTGCGCCCTTTTGATATCGAACCTGTAGGTGTGTACTTCCTGCTCTCCTGTTTGTACATTAAAAAAAGATACTTCTCTCTCTTCGTGTATCTCTTTTACTAATTTACTATATACGGCTTTTACTTTAGCTCCGACTTTATTCGGATTTTTTTGTATCCAGTCGTAGTACTCTTCTATATATGTCATTAGTCGTCTTCTAGGTTGTAATCCTCTAGGCTCGTACTTCCTACGTAGTTATTAGCTAGTAGGTCTGTTAGTTGCTTCATGCAGCTTTGGTAGCTCTTCATCATATTGTTGTAGGTTTTTACTTCTGTTCTATCTTTATATCCCCACTGGTTGCTGCCGTTCTTATATTTTTCTTTTACTCCGTGTCTAGCTATATAGTCCGATAGGTGTCGTAGTTGGACCGCTTGGAATGCTACGTTATGTATTAATTCTCTATTTATCTCCAATAATTCGGAGCTGAGTCCTTCTAGCATTTTTATGATCTTTTTTTCTTCTGCTACTACTTCCTTAGTTAGGTCTTCTATCTCTTCGGCGGCTTCGTTATTTTCTATCTTTGATAGCTCCGCCTTTATTGTTTTCGCTGCGCTTACTTTACCGTTTAGCGCTTCCTGATATAATCGTACGTTTACTAGAGTCTCTGGAGTTATATCTTCCTCTTTAAATCCTAGCTGTCGGAGTTGGTCTTTTTGTTTTTCTGTTAGTGCTATTTTCATTAGATTACCTCCTCTAAGATATTTTTACGGCTTCGCGGCCTGTAAAATCTTCCCAGCGTTTTATGATTACGTCTACGTATTGCGGATCGTATTCCATAATATAGCAGCGTCTTTGTAGCTGCTCCGCTGCGATTAGTGTACTTCCTGAGCCTCCGAATAGGTCTAGTACTGTCTCTCCCATTTTGGAGCTATTACGTATCTGTCTTCCTATTAGTTTTATCGGCTTCATGGTAGGGTGCATATCGCTTCGGCTGGGCTTGTCTTCGTGGATTACTGTAGTAGCTATCCCGTCGCTGAATAGCTCTTTTAGTAATTCGATAGCCTCTTCTTTTTTTAGCTTATCGAAGTCCAGCTGATCCTCGATAGTTGTAGTCTCTCTTCTGCTATCTATAAAATAATGAGTTGCTCCGTCCTTCCAGCCGTATAGACAAGGCTCGTGTTTCCACTGGTAGTCCTGGCGTCCCATTACTAGGCTATTCTTTATCCAAATTAGCTCCTGACGAACTTCTAGTCCGTTCTTGTTTAGAGCTTGCTCGAAGTCTATATGATTCCTACTAGCGAACCATATATAAAAGGCTCCGCCGTCCTTTAGTGATTTACTTAGGTTATAGAATGCTTTTTCTAAAAAGACTAGAAAATCCTCGTCACTCATTTTGTCGTTCTGGATTGTTTTTCCGTCTAGTCTTCTCTTACGGATTTTAGCCTCTTCTAGATCTTCGATTCCTATATCTACGTTATAGGGTGGATCTGTTACTACTAGGTCGGCTAGTTCTCCGTCCATTAGTTTTTCTACGTCGGACTCGTTAGTAGCGTCTCCGCACATGAGTCTATGACTTCCTAGCTGATATATATCTCCTAATTTACTCCTAGGCTCTTCTGGAGCTGCTGGAGGTTCGTCCTCGATTAGGTCGTCTACGTCGTCTAGGTTAGTACTTATCTCGAATCCGAAGTCTTCCATATTTATTGTCTCGAATTGTAGTAGTTCCTCGTTTAGGATATCGATATCGAAGTCGGAGTTCATAGTTAGCTTATTATGCGCTAGCGTATAGGCTTTCCTCTCTTCATCTGTTAGATGATCTAGTCGTATGATAGGTACTTCTGTATATCCTAGCTCTTTACAAGCTAGAAGTCGTCCGTGTCCTTCTACGATTATATTATTCCAGACTCCGATAGGATCGTCCATTCCGAATTTTTCGATTGATTCCTTTATCTGCTCTATTTGCTCCTGCGGGTGTTGCTTCGCGTTATTCTTATAGGGCTGTATAGAGTTTATGTCTACGTATTCAATCGTAAGTTTTTCCATTTGTACTTATTTCCTCCTATTTTTTGACAAATTCTAAAAAATACCCCGCCCCTTATACATAGTCTGTGTATTTTTCGAAGGCCCTCGCCCCGGTATCCCGTTAT